CTGTAGTGTGGTAGTTTTTAATAATATCATAATTAATAATGTAGAAATCAAAAGTGGAACCCCATTTACGTCCTTCGACAATTAAAACTTTTCTATCAGAATAGTTTCTTATTTCCCTCTCCCAATTTATTTTCAAAGATGCGGGACAAACAATAAGTATCTTCCTCGCTTTACTTTCTAACGAAGCAATTACCGCAGAAGTTGTTTTACCTAAACCCATATCATCCGCCAAAATAAATTTATCATTAGCCAATAATTTTTCAACAGCAATTTTTTGATGGTCCATTGGAGGTCTTGTACTATAGGGGGAATAATCAATAACTCTATTTAATTTCTTTTCCTCCTGTACTATTGCTGCCTTGGGTAACCACATCGCGTTTAATTGATCACTTTCTAAAACCTTACCCCATATATGATATGCTTTATCCGATTCACATAATAATTTTTCACACCAAATTTTAGTCGGTGGTATTGGAAGTAATCTTTCTTCCATTATCTTTTCACCAAACGTACTAACTATATTGATATGTTTTCTTGCAACTTTTGGGGTAACGTCTTTAAATTTAAAAACATACTCAGCTTGTGGTCTTGTTAACTTAAAATTTTTAACTTCCACTAATTTTCTCTTCCATTCTAATAATTGATTATTAGAACCCTCATATGTTGATAAAATGTTACGAGCCTCTACCTCGGGAATTTTTGTTTCCATAATATAATATAATATAACTAAATAGATTGTAAGATTAAACTATTTATTAGGATATGAATAACAAGGTTCCAATTACAAGACTTAGTAAATTCTTTTCACAGGATGACTTTAACATCAATATTCAGATGGGTCAAGAGTACTTACATGGTGATTTGAATATGAAATTAGTCCTTTATCGTGTTGATAGACAAAATACGGTTACGGATGACATTTATGCGGAAGTGGGAAAGGACCAAGTAAAATATCTACCTCCGATTGAGTTTAATGCGTTGGTTAAAATAGACGAACCTAAAAACTCATCTTATAAAAATGGATTAAATCGTTACGCTGAACCGGGTAATTTAACATTATCCGTTTATATTACTCACTTGGAGGAGTTAAAAATTGATATTAGATATGGTGATTTTATTGGATATTCAGACAGTGAAGAAAGGTTAAGATATTACACAGTGTCAAATGATGGTAGAGTAACATCCGATAATAAACATAAAATGTTTGGTTTCAAACCACATTATAGAACTATAACATGTGTACCGGCACAGGAATCCGAATTTAGAGGCGTATAATATGGGTGTACCTAAAAGAAAAAATAATATTGATGTGTACGCAGGTAGGGAAACTTATCAAGGTAAACAGGTAATTGAGAGAAGACAGGAGTTATTGGATAGAATAACTAAATCAGACTCGTACTTACCCGATTCCATATTACATGAGGATTTAGATGGTGGAATGTTAGACTTCGTTAAAACCAATTTCAAGGTGGTTAGTGACGGTAATACTATTCCAATTATACCAAGAATATTAACCATACAAAGGTGGGGTGAGTTTTCAAATAATTGGGAATTTTCGGATGATGATGGTAACATGAAATTACCTTTTGTATCTATTGTTAGAAGACCTGAGGTTCAACCCGGAACAAATCCAGTAGTACAAAGAACCATACCTGATAGAAGTACATTTTATTACGCTTCGGTACCAACTTGGAACGGAAGTCAATTAGGTGCGGACGTTTATAAAATGCCACAACCAGTGGCAATTGATATTACATATGAAATTAATATTGTATGTACTAAAATTAGAGATTTAAACAAGTTCAATAAGATAGTATTACAAAAATTCTCATCTAGACAAGCGTACACCACCGTAAAGGGTCACTATGTACCATTAATATTAGACAGTATTGAGGATAATACACCGATGGAACTTATAGATGGTCGTAGATTTTATTTACAGAATTATAAATTCACAATGTTAGGTTTCCTTATAGATTCGGAAGAATTTGAAGTAAAACCAGCAATTAGTAGAATGATATTGTTAAATGAATTTATTGAACCAAAGGGTTATCAAAAGAAATTTGTTAATAAAATTATCGATATTACCGTAATGTCATTTACGGGTGATGGTATGCAAACCCAATTTAGTGTTGGTGAAAGTATTGGTATTTTATTTAATGTTTCAGTTAACGGTCTTTTACAAGAAAGAGATGTTGAATATTTCCACGTTTCTACTACATCAAAAATTACTTTTAGTGAGGCCCCTTCAGAAGGTAGTACTATTATTATAACATATTATAAAGGACGAAATAATATCATTGTTGACACTTACGGTAAGACCATACAAGTTTCGACAGAATATTACACATATAACGGCGGTTCAGTATCATTTACGTTATTAAATTCAATAGATGCGATTGTTACCTTAGATATTAACGGTCTTGTTGAAGAGGAGGGTTCTGGTTTTGACATTACGGGAACAAATCAAGTAACATTATTAGGTGTCCCTGTTATCGGTTCAGTAATTGGTGTTACATACTTACACTAACTTTCTCCGTAAATGTCTTTCTTTTTAGGTTTACAGGTGTCCTCTATAAATTTTTCTAAAACTTTATAGATTTTTAATCCATTTTTTTCACAATGTATTTTTAACATTTCGTGGTGTTTGTCACTGATTTTTACGTTTTTCTGCTTGTTTTCCATATAGAAGGATAATAAAAGATAATAAAAGATATAAATATATCTTTTTTAAAAAAGTAGGGAAATCTTTGGTAAAAACAAAGATATTTATTAGATAACTAATAAAATTAATTAACCAAACAAAAATCGATGGCAAATTCAAACAGAGTATTCGTTTCTCCAGGTGTCTACACATCTGAGAAGGATCTAACATTCGTAGCACAGAGCGTCGGAGTAACAACATTGGGTTTAGTGGGTGAGACATTAAAAGGTCCAGCATTCGAACCAATTTTAATTACAGATTTCGACGAATTTAAAACATATTTTGGTGGTACTTCTCCAGAAAAGGACGGTAACTTAAATCCAAAATATGAACTTCCTTATGTTGCTAAATCTTATTTACAAGAGTCTAACCAATTATTCGTAACAAGAATTTTAGGTTTGACAGGATATAAACCAAACAAAACATTTGGTATCAAAACAATCGGAGGTATTAACTTAGGTACATACAGTGGAGTAACAACAGGTTTAGTAATGTCAGGTAACACCATGGCAAATTTAACAAGTAGCACTCTTTACGCTGAATTATCGGGTAAAACATCAATAGATGGTGATTCAATTACTGACTATATTTTCAAAACTTTTAGTGGGTTCACATCCGCAAATCATAATAACTGGTTTATTATGGGAGAATTGGGTACAGGGTCTGAACCAACAGGAACCGAAGTGGTTTCTCCATTAACAGGTAAATTATATGACGTTAATGTAAATGGAAAAGAATGGTACAATACGTTAGTGTCAAGTAATAATGATGAAGTTTATTCATATAAATTTATTTACAATAGTGGGACAACTAGATTTGATGTAACAAAATACACATATAACGCTAGTTTAAACTCAGATTATGATAACGTAGTTGTTGCTGGTTTGAGATCAAGAGGTGGTTATAGTGGAAACACATTGTCACATGAAATTACAACAAACGGTTATTTCTCAATAACTGAAGATGTTGATAACATTGAAATTAATCCATTAGGTGAATTTATTATTAATGTTACGGGTTCGACGGGTGCTAAATCTTACACTTGTTCTTTAGATACAACTTCCACAAAATACATCACAAAAGTATTAGGTACAAGTGTATTTGATAAGAGTAGAACCGAATTTCCTCTTTATGTTCATGAAGTTTATCCAAAATTATTAAAAGAGGCGTTCCAAAGAGGATATGTAAGAGGTTTAAGTTTAACCGAAGCTTATGAAAGTGATGGTGATAACTTTATAAAATCTTGGGATACGACATTGTCACCAACTGTAGTTTCAGAAGTACGTGGTGGTAACGTTTCAGATTTGTTTGATGTTATTACGATATCAGACGGTGAAGCCGCTAACTTCCAAGTTAAAATAACAGTTCAAAATATTAATCTTGAAACGGGTGAATTTGATTTAATTGTACGTGATTTTAACGATACAGATGACAATCAAGTAGTTCTTGAGAAATATTCAAGATGTTCAATGAATCCTGATTTACCAGGTTATGTTGCTAGAAAAGTGGGTACATCAGATGGTGAATATGAATTACGTTCAAAGTATATAATGTTGTCAATGGCAAGTAGTCACCCAACAGATGCTTTCCCATCAGGGTTCAAAGGATTTACAACTAATTCAAGTTTTGGTTCTGGTTCACAATTAGGTGATGTTTTATATAAAACAGATTACTATGACGCTGGTGATGTTGTAACATACGACGCAGATGGTTCTGAAAATATTGAAGGTGGTGATAAAATTAGAAAAGTATCATTAGGTCTTTCTTCTAAAATTGGTTTTGACAGAGATTTATTGAAATATAAGGGTTTAGGTGCAAATGGTGTAACACACGGTTTCCACTTATCATCAAATGCATCAACTATCACAGGGGCAACAAACTCAGGATATGCGTTTAAAACAACTCCATATGATTTAGAGGGTCAATCAGGAACAGGTAATAAACTTACAACATTAGCAAATCGTAAATTTACATTTGCGGTATGTGGTGGTTTTGATGGATGGGACATCTATAGAAACGTAAGAACATTCGGAGATGCTAACATTTTTGGTAAATCTACATATACACTTAACAACCAAGACAATGGTGGTGTGTTTAATGTTGATGTTGCTAATTCTGATTACTACTCTTATTTACAAGGTATTGAGACATTTGCAAACCCTGAAGCTGTTGATATTAATGTATTTGCAACTCCTGGTATCGATTTCTTAAATCACAGTTCACTAGTAAATCAAGCAATTGATATGGTAGAAAACGAAAGAGCGGATTCGTTATATATCATGAACGCTCCGGGTCCTGAATTTATTACATCGGCAGACGACATTTCTGAAGAAGTTGATAACTTAGGATTAGATTCTAACTATTCAGCAACATATTGGCCTTGGATTCAAGTAAGAGACACTGACAATGCCACACAACTTTACATCCCACCAACTGCGGAGGTTGTAAGAAACATTGCATTGACAGATAATGTATCATATCCTTGGTTCGCGGTGGCGGGTTACTCAAGAGGTATTGTTAACTCAATCAAAGCGTTTAAGAAATTAACACTTGATGAAAGAGATAACCTTTACAAAAACAGAATAAACCCAATTGCAACATTCTCTGATACAGGTACAATTATTTGGGGTAACAAAACCTTACAAGTTAAAGAATCGGCACTTGATAGAATCAACGTAAGAAGATTACTTTTAAGAGCAAGAAAATTAATTTCTGCGGTTGCTGTTAGATTGTTATTTGAACAAAATGACGAACAGGTTAGAAATGAGTTCTTAAGATTGGTAAACCCAATTTTGGAATCAATTAAGAAGGAAAGAGGTCTTTATGAGTTCCGTGTATCGGTATCAAGTGATCCTGAGGACATTGACGCTAATACATTGAGAGGTAAGATTTATATCAAACCAACTCGTTCTCTTGAATTTATTGATGTAGAGTTCATCATTACTCCAACAGGAGCTTCATTTGAAAATATCTAATCTAAAAGGAGATATAAAATAGATAAGGGTTCCCGTTGTGGAACCCTTTCTTATTTCTTAGATGTTCCACGTGGAAACATATTTTATAATTTTTATACAATTATACCCAATCCAGTATACTAGAACTAGTTAAACTAGTATTTATATTTAATGATAGATAATTAGAGAAATTTTATACTGGAACTGGTAATACTGGGGCTTGTAAAAAACTACGAAAAATTATTGATAAAAACAACTATTTCTGATATATAATCTTAAAAAAAATTATTTCCATTTGAGGTATATTTATTAGAAGGTAAAAATAACTAAAAAACTTAACAAATACAAAATGGCAGATTTATTAATGAAAATGCCGGTTCCATACGAACCGAAAAGAGTAAACCGATTTATCGTTAGATTCCCATCATCTTTGGGTATTAATGAATGGTATGTAACATCGGCGGCTAGACCTTCAGCAAAAATTAACTCAGTTGCGATTCCTTTCTTGAACACCTCAACATATGTTGCTGGTAGATTCGAGTGGAATGAAATTAGAATGACATTTAAAGACCCAATTGGTCCTTCAGCGTCTCAAGCTTTAATGGAGTGGTTCCGTTTACATGCGGAATCAGTTACAGGTAGAATGGGTTATGCTGCTGGATATAAAAAAGATATTGAATTAGAAATGCTTGACCCAACAGGTGTTGTAGTTGAAAAATGGATTATTCAAGGAGCGTTTATTACTGACTTGAACTTCAATGAATTAGACTACTCAAGAGATGATTTAGCCTCTATCACATGTTCTTTAAGAATGGATAGATGTATTCAAGTTTACTAATCTTATAATAAAAATAATCTGCTTATATTGGAGTGTTGTTTCGACGACACTCCTTTATTTTTTATATAAACTTTACTTTGGTATAGTTATTAGTTAAATTATACCTATGGAAGAATTTAGAATAGACCCAACAATCGCATACGACGTGGTTGAATTACCAAGTAAAGGAATTCATTACCAAAATAAAAAGAAATCATTACGAGTGGCATATCTTACCGCCGCCGATGAGAATATCTTATCATCACCGAATTTAGTGGCAACTAATACGGTTGTTGACGAATTATTAAAAAGAAAAATATTAGATAAGGACATTAATGTCGACGATATTGTTGATGAAGATAGACAAGCAATTCTTATATTTTTGAGAAATACCGCATTTGGTTCTGAATATAAAATCACGGCAAATGACCCAAAAACGGGAGAACCATTTACATTTGAAATAGACTTATCAACATTAAAAATTAAAGATTTTAATTTACCTGAAGATTCAAACGGGGAGTATTCTTATTTCATGGAAAAATCTAAAGTGGGAGTTACTTTTAAATTCTTAACACAAAAACAAGAAAACGATTTAGAACAAATTAAGGTTAGTTGGAACGGTATTGGTGTTGCACCTATTGTTACAAAAAGACTTGAAATGATGATTAAATCAGTACAAG